TAAAAAATGAAACTCATTACAGAACTTAATGAAGAAGTAAAATGTATATCTGAAGAGGGAAGAGAAGGTCAAAGAACACTTTATATTGTTGGACCTTTTATTCAAACTGAGCAAAAGAACAGAAATGGTCGCATGTATAAGTGTGAATCTGTTTCTCGTGAAGTTGCTCGTTATACAGAACAATATGTTAATAAGAATAGAGCGTTGGGTGAATTAGGTCATCCAGATGGTCCTTCTATTAATTTAGATAGAGTTTCACATCGTATCGTAGAATTAAGACAAGAAGGCAATGACTTCTATGGTAAGGCTATGATCTTGAATACTCCAATGGGAACAATTGCTAGAAATCTTATTGAAAGCGGTGTTCAGCTTGGTGTTTCTACAAGAGGTATGGGTTCTATCGCAGAAGTAAACGGTGTACATGTTGTACAAGATGATTTCTATCTTGCTACTGCAGCTGATATTGTTGCTGATCCTTCCGCTCCTGATGCTTTTGTAAATGGCATTATGGAAGGCGTTGATTGGATTTGGGACAATGGTGTTCTTAAGGCACAGAAGCTAGAAGCTGCTAAAGAATTCATTGAAGAAGCTGCAGCAAAAGTTATTAATAAGCCTTCAAAAAAGGAATTAGAAGAAGCAAAATTGAGAGTTTTTGAACATCTCATTTCAAATTTACAAAAATCATAAATAATTTACATATAAATTTTAAGGAGAAAATAATGTCTGACGAATTAAATAACATTGAAGATGTTGAAGAAATTGTTCTTGATGAAGCTGCAGATGCTGCAACTAATCAAGCTTCAATTGCTTCAAAGCCAACTGGCATTTCACGCTCTGATCTAATTTCAAGAATGGTTGCTTATGCATCAAAGCTTGATAAGGATGATCTTTCACAAGTTATGGTTTCAATGGGTGTACCAGAGAACGACGAAATTTTCAACAACAACGCCAACCTTGCTACTGGTGACAATTCTGCAAAGAACATGGCTACTATCAAGTCAAAGGCTAATGGCGATTCAATGCAGTCAGTAAAGGAAGACCTTGCTCTTCTATTTGGTGACTCAACTGATCTTTCTGAAGATTTCAGACTCAAGGTAAGCACTCTATTTGAAGCTGCTGTTTCAACAAGAGTTGGAATCGAAACTGCTCGTCTTGAAGAAGAATATGAGCAAAAGATTGAAGAATCATATGAAGAAATTAAGTCTGATATGATGTCAAATGTTGATTCATATCTAAATTATGCAGTTGCAGAATGGATTGCTGAGAATAAGCTTGCTGTCCAAAACAATATTCGCACTCAAGTAACTGAATCATTCCTCACTGGATTGAAGTCACTATTTGAAGAGCACTATGTAGAAATTCCTGACGATAAGGCTGACATTGTTGAATCAATGGCTGCTCGTATTGAAGAACTTGAAGCACAGGTTAACGAAGCAGTAGCTGACAACATTGAGCTTTCAAAGATTGTCAACGAAAAGGAAGTGAGAGAAGTCACTGATAATCTTTCTGAAGGAATGACTTCAACACAGAAGGATAAGTTTACTAAGCTTATTGAAGCTGTAAATTATTCTGATGCTGACGAATTTCGCAAGAAGGCAAACATTATTAAAGAAACATACTTCTCAACTAAGAATGAAGTAAAAGTTGTTGAAGACCAACTTCTTAGCGAAAGCATTGAGGAGCCAGAAGTGAAGGAAACTTCAGGTATGGACCCAAGTATGCAATTGTATGTTTCTTCGCTTTCTAAAACAATTAAAAAGTAAAAAATTATAAATAATATTACAAATAAACTTCTTAAAGGAGAAAAAAATGAACGTTCTAAATGAAGAATTAATTGCAAAGTGGAAGCCTCTTCTTGAGCACCCAGACCTTCCTAAGATTCAGGATGTGCATCGTCGTAATACAACTGCACAGCTTCTTGAAAACACTGAGAAGGCTATTCGTGAACAGGCAGCTTTCAATCCACAGACTCTTCTTGAGTCACCAATAAACGCAGTTGGTACTGGTGGTTATGGTGGCGGTGGTGGTGCTGGCGTAGCTGGTTACGACCCAATCCTCATCTCACTTATTCGCCGTTCAGTTCCAAATCTCATTGCTTATGATATCTGCGGCGTTCAGCCAATGACTGGTCCAACTGGACTTATCTTCGCAATGCGTTCACAGTATGCTAATACTACTGCAAAGGGTAACGAAGCATTCTATGACGAAGCAAAGACTGATTTTGCTACAATTGCTTCAGGTGCTAATACAATCGGTAACGCACACACTGGTACAAACGGTGGTTTCGCTACTGCTTCAGGCGCTGATGCATATAACTTTGCTAAGGGTATGACTACAACTCAGTCAGAAGCTCTTGGTTCAGGTGAGACATTCCCAGAAATGGCATTCTCAATTGACAAGGTTTCAGTAACTGCACGTAGCCGTGCGCTCAAGGCTGAATACACTATGGAACTCTCACAAGACTTGAAGTCAGTTCATGGTCTTGATGCAGAGACTGAATTGGCTAATATCCTTCAGTCAGAAATTCTTGCTGAAATCAACCGTGAAGTTGTTCGTACTATCAACCTCTCAGGTGTTTCAGGTGCTCAGTCAGGTACTACTACAGCTGGTATCTTCGATCTTGACACTGACTCAAACGGTCGTTGGTCAGTTGAAAAGTTCAAGGGTCTCATGTTCCAAGTTGAGCGTGAAGCTAACCAGATTGCTAAGGACACTCGTCGTGGCAAGGGTAACATCATCATCTGTTCTTCAGACGTAGCTTCTGCTCTTCAGATGGCTGGTGTTCTTGACTACACTCCTGCTCTTAACAGCAACAACCTTCAGGTAGATGACACTGGTAACACTTTCGCAGGTGTTCTCAATGGTCGTTTCCGTGTATACATTGACCCATATACAACTGGCAACTACATGACAGTTGGTTATAAGGGTGCCAATGCATTCGACGCTGGTATCTTCTATTGCCCATACGTTCCACTTCAGATGGTTCGTGCAGTTGGTCAAGATACATTCCAGCCAAAGATTGGATTTAAGACTCGTTACGGAATGGTTGCAAACCCATTTGCCCGTTCAGTAGTTGGTTCTCCAAATCTTTCAGACGGTACTATCGTATCAAACACTAACGCCTACTATCGTAGAGTTATTGTTAACAACATTATGTAATAATAAACCTCGCTGGTCTCAAGGCGAGGAAATACAAGACGGTTTCAAGCCGCAAACTGGGGGAGAGCAATCTCCCCCTTTTTTTATTCAGAATAATCAATCTTATTAATAAATGACATTTTCTTTTCATCATCCCAAGATTTTAAATAATCATTGTCTTCATCAAAAATACTCAAATAGTCTATATGAGAAATTGTTCTATTTGAAACAATCGTCAATCCCAAATGAACTTGAGAAAATTCTTTAAAATCTGGATCATTTTCACGGCAAACTATTTCATCCAAAGCATGTTCAATATTTTCTGCTTCTACAACGTAACGCAAACGATGTTGAGAAATAGTGTCAATAAGAAATAATTTTTTCATGCATACACCCTAAAATTAGCCATATCTTTAAAATAAGTCTTGGCATGATCAATTGCATTCTGCAGAGAAATATCTTCAGAAACTTGAAAACGATCTACCTGACACACACTTTGGTTTTGACCAAATTCATATACAAAAAAAGTTTTATCACCATTCCATGTGATGAATTGATTGTACTTATAATTTGAATACACGATGGGATAAATTGCTGCATCGTGGAAATCAATATAAAGCTTGGTCATAGGAACCTCCGTTGATTTGCCTACTATACTGTAAAGATTTTCGCTGTCAAGCATTAATTTCCACGATACTCTTCTTTTTTTATGGCATATTCTTCGGCAATTTTTAATGCTTCTTCTTCTGTATGGTTAGAAATCTGATGTTCTGGATACCATTGTAAAAGATCAGTCTGATTTTGATCGACATTTTCACAACCACACATTATAATTACATCTTCATCTTTATATGTACGAATTTCCATAGCCATAATTCGTTTTTGTTTTGCATAACCACGAAATTCATAAACATCACGTTTCCATACTTCTCCTTCATAATGAAGTTCTTCGGTAGAAACATATTCATTAAGAGACCTTGGAACCCAAAAGGTATGACCAATATCATATTTTGTATTGATAAGCATTTAAATCTCCAATTTTGATGCCTTATCCATCATTATAACGATTATTTTATCAATGTCAACAGAAAATAATTTGGATGGGGGGATTGACATTGATATTTGATGAGATTAATATATGCAAGATACGTTCATTCTGATCGTATCAATGTTCATAAAAAGAAAGGCTATATTATGATGACTATGACTAAGATGGAGCGTGTTCTTGAAGCTTTCAAGTCTGGTGAGGAACTCACTAAGGCTCAGATCAAGGCTCGTTTTAATGTTGCAAATCCTCGTGCTACAGTTTCTGACCTCCGCATGAAGGGTTATCCTATCTATCTTAATGAACGCAAGACCACAAAGGGTACAACCCTCAAGTATCGTCTTGGCACCCCTTCTCGTGAAGTTATTGCCGCAGGGTATCAGTACCTTGCTATGCTTCGCCAGACTGCCTAATAAGCGTCAATAGTTTAAACTACTGATAACTCAGGGAGAAATCCCTGAGTTTTTTTATGAAAAAAGTGTTTGACACCTGTTCTGAGTGTGGTATTATCAATCATCAAATGAGGAGACAGACATGGACGAGATTGGGATTGTCACAGAAGATCGCTTCAAGATCGTAAAGATTGTAAATTCCCTGTATGAACGTTTGGACGATGTTCGCCGTGGTTTGGCGGTCAAGGTTGAACCAGACGATGAATTTGATTTGGGCATCAACTGCCGCCTAGCTAACGAAGAAGTGTGGCTGACTGAACTTCTTCTTAAAATTCAACGCTCTTGAGGAGACCAATATGAATATCAATGAATATATTGATGTTGCTGATCGTATCGAATCGCTGATTCGTCGTTCTAAAACTTTTGGTAAAAATAAGGATGATATCCTTCAGGAATTGCTTTTCATTGCTGGTGATTTGCGTTCTCAAGCCAAACGTATTGACGAAGAGTTCGAAAAAGAGTATCTAAATGAATCTAAATTTTCTTTCCGCTGATAAGGAGAACCGACATGGCAAAGCGTAAAACTTTTGAGGTAGATAAATTCCGCAATCTTATCAATGGTATGCTTGCTGGAAGTGTCTGTTCCGCAGAGGAACGAAAGTCCATGCTTATTATCCTTGAGCATGTTTTGATGGAAACAGGTAACTATAATGGTTACAGATATTTGGGTGAGGATAAGGTTCCTGAAGGGCAT